GAGGCGGCGGCCGCCGCCTCATCCGCCATAATGGAGGTGGTCGGTGGATCCGGGAATTGAGCGCCTTCTGCGAAGCATAGGACTTGACCCCTCCGAATGGATCGCCGCTTCGGTAAAAGCCGCGACTTGGACGACCCCCGTTTCAAAAGACGGGGGAGTTGAAGTCGTGGAGAACACCTATATTTCTGCTTCCCTTGTCCCTCACCCGAACTTCTGGCTTGAGATGGTGGAAGAGCTCAAGGCCAGGGGCTACACTCTTCCCAAGGACCTTCCCAGGCGCCTCCGCCCGGCAAAGGGCGGCTTTCTCGTGATAGCGCCCAGCGATCCGCACATCGGGGTTTTGCCCGCCGATGGGGATGGGGACATGGCCCACCAGGTGGAGGAATACCTAACGGCCGTTAGCGCCATCCTCGAGATGGCGGCCCCTTACGCCCCCCAAAAGGCGGCCCTCTTGATTTTGGGGGACCATTTTCATATAGACACCCCGGCTTCCACCACCACCGCCGGAACCCGGGTGGAAACCCTTAGGGGATACCGGGACGTGGTGAGGGCTGGGGTAGAGGCCATTGTAAAGGCGGCCCGTTTAGTGGCCCGGGCGGTGCCGGGCGCGGAAGTTTGGATCGTCCCCGGTAATCACGATGAGGCCACGGCTTATGCCGTGGGGGTCGCCCTTCAAACCGCCGCCGATATTCCGGTCATCGTTCCTTCCACCCCTAGAAGCTACACGCTCATAGGGGATACCCTTATAGGAATAACCCATGGGAACACGGGTTTTAAGCGGGAGGGCGACCTGGCCGCCATCATGGCCATCGAAGCCCCCGACCTTTGGCGCGCGGCCAAAAGAAGGGAATGGTTGCTTGGACATCTGCACCGTCGCTCCACGTCATCGCACTACGCCGTGTACGATGGGATTGGGGTTAGGATACGCCGCCTTCCCTCTCTCGCCGCTGAGGATAACTGGCACCGAAAGCGGGGTTTTGTGGGCAGGAGGCGGGAGGCGATCGGTATCATGTATTTCTCTTCGGGGGTGATTGAGCTTGTATGGGACGCTGACGCTCACCATTCCGTGGCCGCCAAGCGGAAACACCGCCGTTCGCCACACGGGGCGGGCGCACTACGTTCGCCGTGAGGTTTTGGAGTGGAGAGAGGCCCTGGCCTTCGCTTGCCTTGGCAAGCCTAAACTGAGCGGTCCCAATATCGCCGCCTTTTTGACGCTCACCCCCCCCGATCGGAGAAGGCGGGACATAGACAACGTTCTGAAAACTACCTTTGACGGCCTGATTCACGCCGGGGTCATTGAGGATGATGCCTTTGTCAAGGTTATCGCGGCTAGCGTTCTCCCCCCCCGCCGCCCGGGGGAGGTAAAGGTGGTGTTGATGAGATTGCCCGCCCCCCCGGTCGGGGTGAAGGCGACGGTAGTCCTCGAGGGGGGCAAGGAGGTTACGCTTGGGGGGTGATGGTGTGAAGATTTCCAGGGCCGACCTCACCCCCGCCCTTATTGTTTCCCCCTACGCCGGATTCGCCGCCATGGGGATAAAGCCCGACCCCTGGCAAGAACGAATTGCCCACGCGGCCGGAAAGAGCAATCTTCTTGTCGTCGCCCCTAGACAATCGGGGAAGACTAGCGCCGCCGCCATAGTCGCCTTGCGCACCGCCCTGATCACTGGTGGCACGGTCCTGGTGGCCGCCCCCACCGAAAGGCAATCGACCGAGTTCGTGCTCAGGGTGGAGCGGCTTGCGGCCAATCTTGGAGCGAAGATCGCCGCCCAGGGGAGAACGTATATGGAGCTCGCGTCGGGGGGGAGGGTCATAGCTCTCCCAGAAAACCCCGAGGGGATTAGGGGATACTCGGCCTCTCTCGTGGTAATAGACGAGGCGGCCTACACATCCAAGGAGCTTTACGTCGCCCTCAGGCCCATGCTCGCCGCCACGGGCGGGAGCATCCTGGCCATCAGCACACCCGCCGGGAGGATCGGGTGGTTTTGGGGCGAATGGGAAAGGGGCGAGGGGTGGGAGCGCATTCGCGTTACCGCCTACGACGTGGGACGCTACACCCCCGAGTTTCTTGAACGAGAGAGGGCGGCCCTTGGAGAGGTGGCCTTTAACAGGGAATACATGGCCGCCTTCACAGATGATGTGGAGGGAGCTCTCTGGTCATGGGCGTGGTTTGACCGCCCGGGCTTTCGGGTAAAGCCAAGCGAAGCGCCCCCCTTCAAGAGGGTAGTGGTGGGGGTAGACCCGGCTATAGGAAGCGGGACCACCGGGATAGTGGTAGCCGCCCTTGGAGAAGACGGCGACTACTATGTTTTGGGGGATCACTCCGCCCCCGGCACTCCCACCGAGGCTTGGGTGGCGGCGGTGGTGAGGGCCTACGAAACTCACGGTGCCGACGCCGTCATCGTGGAAGTCAACGCCGGGGGGGACCTGGTGAGGGCGGCCATACGCCATCTTGGGGGGGACCTCCCCATTCGGGAGGTGAGGGCGACAAGAGGCAAAGCCCCCCGGGCCGAGCCCATCGCCATTTTGTATGAGGCTGGAAGGGTACACCACGTGGGGAGATTCCCCGCCCTCGAGGAGCAGATGGCCACTTGGACAGGACGGGGGGAAAGCCCCGACAGGCTAGATGCCCTCGTTTGGGCTCTCACGGCCTTGAAGAGCGCCCCTCGTGGTAGGATGGGAGTGATATCGTGGGAGGTAGAACCGTGACGCGCATTTTCTCTTTGGCCACGCGAAGCAAGGACCTGAGTCTTGGGCTTCGTTCACCGGAAAGGGTGAGGGGGGGCAGGAAGCTTCCAGGGGCGATCCCGTGGCCCGTAGATCCGGGAAAGGCCCTCGAGCTTTATTTGAGCTCCCCCCCGCTTTACGCCGTCGGCAACCTCGTGGCTGGGGCGCTTTCAGGGGCGGGGGTCGACTTCTTGGCCACGGAAGAGGGGGCCTATGAGGCCGCCAAGGAGGTTTTTGGTTCCATTACCTGGATGTGGGGCGGGGTTAGGGTTCCGTGGGGAGAATGGGTTAGGGTGGCCATCCATTCCCTCGAGGGGACAGGAAACGCCTTCGCCGAGGTGGTGAAGGACCCCCCCGCCGTCAACCTCCTGTATCCCTCGTACACTACGATGCGCTGGGAAAACGGAACGCCCGTTCTTGAATACGCGCCCCCACACGGGGATCGCTTTGCCCTTCTTCCTATCGATAGAAAGGGCGGCGATGAGGTGGGGTACGTCCATGTGGGATACCGCACCCCCTACTCCTCGGTCTATGGCCTTCCCCCATGGATTGCGGCCCGCGAGAGCGTGGAACTCGACATCGCCCACCGCCGCTATTTGACTAGCTTTATGAGGGGGCACGCCACCCCCCGCTTCATCATTCACATTAAACCCTCCTCCCCCGATGCTGATGTGGGCACAGAAGAGGCCGCCGAGCTCGCCGCCCGCATCATGGCCCACATGGAGGAGAGGCGGGAGGGGCTTACCGGGGCTAGCCTGATAGTGGCTTACCCCGGGACCCTCGATGTGAAGGTAGAACCCCTTGGGGGAGTGGGACAAGACCCCACTTACGCCGCGCTAAGCAAAAACGTCTTGTACGAGATTCTAATGGTCCGTGGGGTCAGCCTTCTCCACCTTGGCATCACCGAGGGGGGGTACAGGGCCACCGCCTCGGAGCAGGCGAGGGCGCTCGTGCAGAACCTTCTGAGCCCCGCCGCCCGCCTCCTCGCCGGGCTAGTGGAGCCCCTGCTTCCCGAGGGGGTGGCATTAGAGCTCGCAATAGACGATCGGGACACCATTCTGAGCCTGGTGGACGCCGCTACCCGCGCCGCCGGGGTTCCCGTGCTCACGGTAGACGAGGCCCGCAATCTTCTTGGATACGAGCCCCTGGGGGATGACCGTCGCTATCTTCCCGCCAACATGATCGAGGCCGGAAATGAGTGAGGCCGCTAGGGAGCGAAAGCGCCGCCTCAGGCCCTTAGCCAGGTGGATGCGGGCCCTTCCTCACCACGCCGAAAGCGTGGCCGCCTTCATTGGGCCAGAGATATGGGCCGAGCTTAACAGGCAAGTGAGGGCGGAGCTCGTTCCCCTAATCGCCCAAAGATCTATTTGGGACTGGTTTTCCCGGGGGGTTGCCAGATTCATAGACTTCGTGAAGCGGGAGTCGGCCAGAGGTCTGGCAGTTCTAAAGCAATCCGCCCCCCCGCCAGAAGAAGTCTTTTGGGAGATCGTTTCCTCAAAAATAGAGGAAGAGCTCGTAGAGTGGGCAATCACATACTGGCAGTCCATTTTTCACCCCGTCAAACTGGCGGGGCACATCAGCGCCGCTATACGAGAAGGGCGAGGGGTAGAAGAGGCGATATGGGCGGGAATAGCCGCTTCTGGCTTTAGGTACCATGTGATAGAGCGGGGCATCAGGACCGCCGTGGTTTCTTCCCTGAATGGCGCGGCCCACCAGGTATACATCGCTAGCGGGGCCACACACCTGAAGTGGGTTTCTACCCTAGACAAGCGCACCAGGGGAATGCGCCCTCATGACACCGCCGACCACGTTAAAATGAACGGTATGGTGGTACCCATTGGAACCCCCTTTAGGACTCCGCGTGGCCACCTTTTGCGCTACCCTGGAGACAGGGGGCTTGGGGCACCGCCGAGCGAATGGATAAACTGCAGGTGCACTCTGGTCCCCGTTGTCAAGGAGGAAGAATGAGAACCTACCGCAGGGTTACGACATCGGACATTGAAGTGAGGGCGGATGGCGGTCTTATCGTGGTCAGGGCATCGAATGACCGCCTCGTGGACGCCTACAACACCCGCATTACCGTAGAAGCTCTTACTGAGTGGGCCGAGGGTTTTCTTCAGCACCGCTATGTGAACCTTGAGCACGACGCCCACCGCTTCGCCGGGATAGCGGAATGGGTAGATTTCACCCCCGACCTGGTGGTCGGGATAAGGGCGATTCCGGAGGTGGTCGAGGCGGTAAAGAGCGGAGAGATAACGGGGGCTTCACTCGAATTTGTACCCCTCGAGGGCTACGTGGAGGAGGGCGGGGTGGAGGTCTACACCAGGCTTTCCCCCGAGCCAGAACTAACCGGGCTAGCGCTTACTGAAAGGCCCGCCGTTCCCGGAGCCAAGGTTCTTGAGGTAAGGGGGGTTCTTCCCCTTTGGGCATACGCCGTCATCGATCCCGTAGTTTGGGAAAGGGGCCCCGCCCCTCAGTACCTCTACTTCCCCCATCACCGAATCGATAAGAGGAGAACCGTGGACGAGGGGGCGCTATCTGAAGCCCTGGCGAGAATAGAAGCAAGAGCTTTTGAGGTGGCCAAGGATGGCTCCCTTGACCGCGACGAGATAGCCTCGAGGGCCATCGCCCACCTGGAGCGCCATTACAGGCATGGCCTTCTCATGCGCGCCCAGATGTGGCCCGGTTTCACCCCCCAGGTAAGGGGGGTGGTACCCTCCGATCCGGAGGGGGCTGGGCTTGACGAGTCTTCTCCTTGGGAGGCTCCTACCCTGAGTGACTTTACCGACGCAAAGTGGGACGAGCTCACAAGGGAGGAGAAGATCGCCATCGCCAAGCACTTTGCGTGGGCCCCCAAGATGCCGCCCGATCGTTTTGACGATCTAAAGCTTCCTCACCACGACCCCAAAACAAAAGCCGTGGTGTGGAGGGGGGTTGTTGCCGCCATGGCTTCTCTTATGGGGGCGAGGGGTGGTGTCGATATACCCGAGGAGGACCGGAGGCGGGTCTACGAGCACCTGGCGAGGCATTATCGCCAGTTTGACAAGCCCCCCCCGGAATATCGTAGTATGATGGGCGAGGAGGCAACCGAGATGGCCGAGCAGGAGAAGCTTACCCAGGATACCAAGCCCGCCGTTGAGGAGAGCCCGGCCCAGGGCGTTGAGGGGAGGACCGCCGCCCCCACCCATTCCACGCCGGATATCGCTGGCCTCATTCGTGAGGCCGTCCGGGAGGCGCTTGCGGAGATCGTCCCCAAAGGCAAGACGCCCCAGGTTCGCGGCACGGGGCCCGTTTACACCGCCCCCCAGGTGAGGATTTCCACGGATCGCACCGCCGCCACCGCCGAGCTTCTTTACCGGACCCTTCGCAACATAGGCTCCCCCGCCCCCGATCCCCATGACCTCCTTGTCATCGATCAGATCTCCGAGGACTTGGGTCTTCAACAGCGCGCCATCACCCTGGCGGGGAACAGCGCCGTCATTAGTCAGGAGGTTCTTAGGGAGATCTGGCGTGCACCCGCCCAGGGGCACATTTTCCGGTCCCACTTTAGGGTCAACCCCCACCCCGGCGTGAAGAAGGTCCGCGGGGCGGTCTTTGAGGGGTCGTTCGACGTGACCTGGAATAGGGGACGGGGCACGCCCATTAACGAATCTGGCGCCACCCACAGGCAAGTGGACATCGAGCTTTACTCCCTTGAGGCCGCCACCACTTTGGACGCCGATTTCACCACCTTCAACATTCTTGGCCCCGCTTGGGTGCAAGATGTCTTCCTTCCCGCCCTAAGGGAGGCCATTCAGGAGGCCGAAGATCGTCTTCTCTTCCTTGGCTCCGCCCCCTTGAACGGGCTTACTAACGAGCCCGGAGCTGTTAGTGTCGCCTACGATCTGACGAGTGGCACGGCCCTTGATGGTTTGAGGGCGCTTGTATCCGCCCTCCCTCCCCGCTTCAAGGCCGTCCGGAGCGATGTGGCGATTTACGCCAAGAGCGATATCGTCAACACCGCCCTTTCGGAGATCGCCAGGCGGCAAACCGATCTTGGGGACTCCTTCCTGGTGGGCACCAATCCCGGAGCTGGGGGACCCGATCCCGTCTTCTCCGTCGCCGGTTTTAACGTCTACTACGCCCCTGCCCTCGATAGCGCCCCCGCCCAGCTCGCCGCCGTCGCCGTCAACAGGAGGTACGCCATTTACGCCGCCGAGGGGGTGAGCCTTGAGGTGAGGTCCTTCCCCGTTCCCGGTTTCCAGACCAGGTACGAGTTCCAAGAGTGGATCGGTTGGGGCTTTGTCTTCCCTGAAGCTGTGGCCAGGCTCATCCTGAGCTAGTTGCGAAGGGAGCGATGAGTCGGAAGAGGACAAGAACCCCCCACGCCGCCCCAGAGGGCGGCGTGGGGGGGGCTCCCCGCGAGAGCAAAAGGCCTCTCGTCAGGGCCGTGGGGGGGCCGATCATCATTGAGGGGGGCGAGGGGAGAAGGCTCACGATCTTGAATGACTGGATTCCCCTTCCAGAGTGGGCCGAGCGCTTCCTCGCCCGCCCCGCCCTTCAGGGGCGCTATGAGGTCAAGGAGGAATGAGCTTCCTTCTTCCCCACATTCAAACCGTGGCCGACCTGGCGGGGCATTCCCCCCATAACCCAAGCCTGCCCCTGGCCCTGATGTGGGCGGAAGACATCCTTGTGGGGGCCCTTGGCCCCCTTGCGGGGTATACTGAGGTCTACGAAACGACCTATACCGGGGGGAGATTAGTGAACATTCCCAAGGGCATTCCGACCTCCCATCCCCCAGGAAGACTGATTGCGCCGGGGGAGTTTTTTTTGAGCTCCCCCCCTGCCCCCGGAACCCTTTTGAGGTGGGAGATCGCTCACCC